GATCTTCGGTGTCGGTATTACCATCACTTCTTAAAGCAACCATCCCAGCCGTCTGTGTTTCCCAACGGCAAAGACCATCATGAAAAAGACTAACCCCCTCATTAACAGCATCAAGAATAAGAGGTTCACCACTAGTCAGCATCCGAATTATAGCACTCGTACCATCCATTAGGATGCGTAGGGTATCCGCCCCCGCTACGTCAAGGAAATCCCACTGACCACCACGAAGTGTCCATGGCCCGATGGCTGTGCCAACACGAGTAATCGCTATAGCATTTTCAACATCAGTTAGTGGCGCACCGTCCGTAGCTGAAGCGAGGACTAATTGGTCACCATTAGCTCGCCAGTTCCACACCCCTTCGTCGGCTGTGCTTCCTGTTTCCCTTAAAGTAAAGAGAACATCAGCACCAGTAATGATAAAAGGATTAGGAAAAGGTGCGTAGATGAATGATGCTGCTCCTGAGAAATCCCAGTTACCTGTAGGTGAGTAATCCCCAGCTTCGTGCATAACGGGAACCCACATACTAGATATAAACATTTCAAAAGGATCACTCCCGCTGCTAGTCCAACGAGACTTGTCCACTCCCGCCACACTGACCCGCATTTCGTCAAGGCCAGGACGCCAGATGCCCATGTTCTGTTGGTTAGCCCATGATATACCGGGGAGGGCAACCGACCCATCTGCATTGAGAAATGGTGAAATCATACCCCCTGATCCTGTGCGAGAAAGGGAGTCGGTGAGCGCAGCAGCAATGTCGTCCATCGTGGGGTTCGCCCACGTTGTTTCAATAATCGTACCCGGAATTACCGGGTTTCCTGCTGGAAGTGTATAAGTACCTCCGCCGTCACGTGGCATTACTGTTCTCCCTGAGCTATGATTCCAGATTCAATCGCTGCAATTTGTCGGCCAGTCAAACCAGCCTGCTTCAAACTATGGACGAACCATGGATGATGTTTGGGGTCAAGCAACCTTCGCATATTGTGCTGACCTGTGATAACCTGTTGGAATTTCTTGCTTGCCATCCATCGGCCAACCCCGACAATCGCTGCTAGTCCTACACCAGCACTAGCGAGCCCTGCTGTCATAGTAGTTGCGACAGCACCACCAACTTGAGTTGCTGCAATAAGCTGATAAATTCCTGGCCTACTTGGGAACTCTGGCAATGCTTTCGCAGCATTGCGAGCTACTGCAAGGTAAGAATCTTCAACAGGAGTACTCCTAGATGCACCTTTTGCAGACCTACTTAGAAGTTGCTTGGCTGTGAATTCCCCACCTTCCTTGGCAGCATCATCAAATGCCTTGCCAAGAATTTGATAATGCTTGTAAGGTTCAGACAGTTGCTCGTAACGAGCAAATACTTCGTCATCAACTTCTCGTTTAAGGACATCATCAACGCTTTCAATAGCTTCGTCAATCTTTTTGTTAATGCCTGAACGAAGAGGCCCCTTACCAGATTGAGATCGGAGGTTATTAAGAGCATTACGATGGTTCAATAAGTTAGCGCCACGCTGCCCCGGACCCTTCGGTATCTTGTACAGACCTTCACTAGCAGACTCTAATAAAGATCTTACTTCTTTGGGTACTTTCAAACGGGCAGCATTCACAACCGCACCGTTGATATCATCATAAGCTCCAGCCCAAAAATCATCCAGCTTACTCATCATTGCTACGATGTTATCGTCCCCCCGAAGGGCAACTTCCGCCCACTCAGTGTCAGGGTGTGCTTTCGTTGCTGCCCAATGACGTAGGTCATTAACCGCAGTCTGGTACTGTCCCCGAATTTTACCAGAAACACCAGGAAGATTTGCCAATACTCCGTTGTACCACATCTTAGTGATACCTTGCCCAGATTGGGAAAGAGGAATAAATTGTCCAGTTTGCTTCTGCAAAGCAATAGCTTCCGGGGTCTGATTAGTGAGTTTGAAGTTGCGCCAGCTATTCCCAATCTTCTGGCCTAACCATCCTCCCCCAGCTCCAAATGCTGCTCCCCCGGCTGCACCTGCGACCCGATGCTCTGGGCCACCAAAGATCGCACCTATGCCAGCGCCCTCCACAGCCCCTCGAGCCACCGGACTTTGTAGTACCCTGCCTGCCCTACTAAACCCCTTGCGACTAAGCGTACCGGCGCTTCGAGCGGCTCTCAGCCCTGTTCCTGCGGCCTTGCCTGCCAGCCCTACGCCCCCACTAAGCGGCAGCGTCGCTGCGATCTCTCCGACTACACTTCCGAACTGCCCCATGCCCGTAGCCATGAGGTCTTCATCTATTTTCTTAGCATCAGCAAGTTCATCGTCACTAATGAAGCCAAAGATATTACCAATTTGTCTGCCAGTTTCAACAGCACCCCGACCCATGCCTTCCACGAATCGGTCCATCTTAGTTTCACCGGCTGCACTAGGGGCAGTTTCATACCCAAAGTCTGCATTAGTAGCTAGACCCTCACCAATTGCTCGTTGTGCAATCTGGTGTTTCTTCATATCATCAGGTACATTCCTGATGATCGTACCATTTGGAAGTCTGTAGTCCATTAGTTTGCCTCAGCAGTTCCCCAGTCAGCCACAACTACTCCCTCATCTGGGTTCGGCGGGGGAGGAACAGCTCCCACGCCAGTTGCTCTGGGATCAGTTCCCTGTACATCATGGAAGCGTTGCGTCCATGTAGCTATAACCTCAGGAGGATAGCCTGCCCCAATACCAGCCTCAATATTGGCAACTCCCGCTGCAATCTCTGGGAAGGCTATTAGTATTTCTCTGTCAGTAGACATACCGTCAAGGGTTTCCAGTAGCTCTTCAGCAAACCGAGCCATTTCTGGGTCAGTCACCGCTGCACCAGACCTTAATTTGAGTAGCTTGTTACGAACAGAAGCTATGCCCTGCCGGAGCCTGACTGCTTCGTCCCCAACTATTCGGTTAGGCTTCCAACCTCCGCCACCAACACCTTCAATGCCTTGCCCGTACTTCGTCCCACCTTCACGATACTGATCAAGTATTTCACTGACGCGTACCATATCACCTTTAAGCTCAGGTATATTCATACGTGTCATTGTTTCACTGTACTTGCGAACCTTATCGTCAAAGTTCTTCTGCATAGTCATGGCCAACCGACGCTCTGCCGGAGAACCTACTTCACGAAGATAAGCATTATGTTTTTCAGCTTCCTCTTGTTTGCGAATAGCCAGAGCATGTTGCTTGCCGAACTGGTCAGACAGTTGGTCGTAATAGGTCTGGGTTAAGTCCCGCTGAGCCTTCCGCTGCAAATTCATTGCTTCTGCCTGGACAGATACTTGAGTACTCTTGCTCAACGCTACCCCGAAAGGCTGGAGTACTTCATCCCCCGTTAGCTGAGCAAGCGCACCGATTTCTGACTTACGACGTAGACCTTGCGCCAGAGCTTTCTGCATCTCCGGGGAACGGTCTGCCATAAGCATAAGTTCAATTGGATCAGGCATATCAGTATCCTAATTCTTCCAAGTCTTCCTCGGTTACAGCATCCTTGTCACGTAAAAGATCAATAAGGCTCTTACGCCCTGCTGTCTGTTTTTCACCGATCACATCTGATTTCTTCTTACCTTTATATCTGCGTAACCCCACAGACAAATGCTCCAGTGGGGAGGCTGCGACAAACGTGCGCCCTTGATTCAGATACCGACCCTCAGCATCCGCAGTATCCCGCAGGGCTTCAGCACGTTCCCTTTGCTTCCGAAGTTCTCCCATGCCAGCATACTTTTCAGCATCCTCTTCACTCATATCAGCAAAGACCCCTGTGCTTGCTGATGTTCCTGCACCTGCTTGTGGAGGTTGCCCCTGCACCGTCATAGTGGGGAGTTCCATGGGGTTTTCCATTGTTCCTGAAGGCATACCCCCTAAAGGAGCTGCTCCCGGTGGAAGTGGCCCCGTACCAACTGAAGCATTTGGGTCGGTTGCTACGAACCACTCAGGGATTGGGTCTCCCTGCTTCCAGCCAGAAGCGAGGAGCTTTTGCATCGCCGCCTGCGAACCATTGCTCATCTGTAACCTCCTCGACCCCCAAAGCGTCCTCCCCCACCCATACGATTACCTGTCGGGTTAGGAGGTCGTCTGCCCATCATTCCTGGTCCTGGCCTCGGCTTACCTCCGCCTCGCATTTGCTGTGCCATAGCTCGTTGATTCGCCATTACACGTCCAGGCATCCCACCTTGTGGAGGAGGAGCTACTCCACCTGCATCAATCGGGCCACCTCCGAGTTGATTGTACTGTTGCTGAGCTTGTCCAACCATACCTCCGGGGCCAGCCCGAGGGGGTCGTTGTGGGGGAGCCACAGGGCCACGAGTTCCCCGGCCTCGCATATCTTGCTGTTGCTGGAAGCCTCTGATTCTATCAGCGATACCACCTCCGCCGCCACCACCTCTGAAATTACCCATCATAGTCTCCCGTAATCAACCATCGCGTAGCCAGCCGGAGCAGCCACGACCATATCTGGATTCTCATGTGCCAGTACACCGAAACCTTTTTCACCCCAGATATATGTCCACTTGTAGAACTTACGATCAGCCCAGCGTCCGACATACTCAACGCTGCGTTTCAATCGTACGTCACTAAAGGACATCATACCTGCACCTGCATTCATAACACTCTGCCAGCCTGCCTGATCTGCACTGAACTGATCCATGTCAGCAGCATAGCCAGCCGCAGCAGCCCCTGAGTAATCAGCACCTTCTGTGACCCCAGCAGTATTAAATCCCGGCATACTCGGCATACCGACTTGCTGACCATGTAGTATAGCATTGATCTCGTTGAGGCTAAATCCTCGGGCTTGCATGGCCTCAGCAATTTCTTGCTGCCTGAGCTGAGTATTGTATCCGCCAGCTCCAATGTCCATGCCTTGCATACGAGCACCCTCTTGCGCTGCCGCCATGTCAGCACCGAAGCCAGCCTGCTGATAAGCATCAGTCCGCTGTTGCTCCATCGTCTGCATAGCATTATCGTAAGCTTCATCTCCTGGGCGTAAACCTTGATTTCGTAGAGCTGACTCTTGCTGCTCAGCTCGCTGCTCCCACTGTGGGTCAAGACGGGAAGTAGCTCTGCCATACATGGCTTCGCCTGCTCTATCCCCATAGTAGTCCCCACCTTCAACACGAGCACCACCTTCTGCGAATTGATCCCAGTCCATGGCTTCGCCAAATTCTCCTTCTACTCTTCCCATCATACCAGCAGCAAGATTACTTCTAGCAGTCCCCATACCGAGTTGTGCATCAAGAGATTCTTGTTGCTCAGGGCTTAAAGTGATATTCTGGGTCCAGTCGCCTGTATCTCCTTCAGTCCACTCAACGGTTCCCCACGGAGTAATCTGTGTCGGGCGGTTTGCCCGAGTCTGCAACTCCATCATTTCAAGATTGCCCGCCGCAGTCTGTTCCGCCGCTGCCTCGTAGTCAGGCGCTTCTGGCGTAGATTTGCCCATCTTCCTTCCTTATGTATTTGCAGTTCTCTTTGCGGTACTCTGTCACCACAAAATCAATACCTACTTCGTAGCCATCTTTAACTCTGAATATCTCTTCAAAGCCAATGTGTTCATTAAATCGCAATGCCTTCTTATTACAAGCTGGAGTAACCCCAATGATTACCCCCTTGTCACAAGTGACAAAGGCATACCCGAAGACAGCCTCTGGCCAGCCATGCTTGAATATTAACAAATTTTCAAAAGCGATGTGGATATGTACGCTATTGTGAGCCCATGTATCAAAGGCCACCATCCCTACAATTTTCCCATCCTTATATGCGACGATACCTTTAGTGTCAGCACACCTGACACACTCAGCCCTAGCATGGATCCAGTCCCATTCTTCATTGCGTGACATGGGAAGGTAGTCAATCATAGCAAGCCACCTTCGTCCCACATGATGCCAATGGCGATCAATGTAGTTTCCACTTGTGACTTACCACGTAGAGCAATGGCCATTGTCCTACCTATGCCCCAAGCCCCACGAGCAGGCTGAAACGCGGCTGATCCACCACCCCAGATATCTATATCCCACAAGCCTGTATCCCAGATGCCAACACCGAAAGCACTGGCGTTAGGAGGTACAGGTAGCTCTGATAAATCATAATCATAAAGTGCTTTCACAGTATATGAGGGAAACGACTGTGCTATGAAGATAGGCCTGATAAATTGCATACGTTTGAATTGCTCAGGTGTATCTACATCTTGGTAGCTAGTGAGTAACTGCCAATCAATCTGTATGGGGTTCGGCGCTGATAGTTCAACATTATCAATTGTACCTTGGAGCTTCCACACATTAATCGTGCCTGCACCAAAATAGAACTCTGACTGGTACTGTTCTGATGTGAGGATAGGTACATCATGCCAAAGAGACCATGCTTTCAAGTTAAGGTCATACACATACTGAGTATGAGGTATGTTATTTTCCTTAGGGGAGGAGATCACCAACCGCGATATACTTGGATGAATTCTTATCTCCCACCCGAAAGTATTCTTACTACGAGCCATCGCTTGGTTGATGAATGATTGTATCTTCCATGTCAGGCTGGCTTCTAAACTAAAAGGATCTTTGCCCTGTAATAGAGCGCCCATGCTTATAAGACCATAGGTAGACAGTAGGAGCATATCACCGCCATACAACGATATTACTCTTCGCCCAAAGGGAACAGCTCCAACAAACCAGAGTCCAATAATCCCAAAGGTTGCTGAACTGCTAGGATCTGTGCCTGCGTAGACAACAACGTCCCCCGCAGAGGATACCGCAACGATGTAATCATCTGGGCCTTCACCGCTGTCAAGTGTCCAATCGGCAAGGACTGCAAGAATGCCACCATAACGGAATCTACTGCCGAAATTAAACTCGGTGAGAGTGCCGCCAAAGACTCCAACGTCACTATACCATGCTGAAGTACTGTTCTTTTCAATATACCACATCCTATTTTTCCAGGACATGACAAAGGCGATGTCCGCTGCACCTCCAGCCGGGCCTACGATAGCAGGCACTGACCACAAGTCTGTTGATTCAGTATATAGCTGGAGACCATTTTCTTCATCTGCCACTAGCATGAAGTGTGCGCCACCGTCATTAGTAAATTGGCTGAAACTACACCGGCCTGAAGGACTAGCTTTGATCCCCCAGTTCACTACCTTCGTAGGTGTGGTCGTACTGGCAGTAATATCATAAATGCCATCACTGTTAGCCCCATATAATCTATCAGTGGTACGGTCATCCATACTCCCTGTATAGGGTATGATAGTTTGGATGCCCCCACCGAGAAATCCATTAGCATACTCTTGGTATCCGGGGCGTACCTTGAGGCCATAGGTCGTAGCATCAATGTTAATGGTGACAATAGCATCCCGAGGCTCCATACCATAGAGATTCGATATAGAGTTAATCCCAGCGGTCGGCGCAGGGAACGTAGCCGGTTTGGTGATTTGCTCTTGTGGGGCAATGCCAAACATCACGGTCCGCCGTAGTTAGTGTTCGGGATATTCCTAAAGTCAAGGTAGTGGATGCCAGCAGCACGAGCACCTGCGTTCAACATAGGTGCGCTCTTATTGCCGCCTGTTGCATCTTCATATGCTTTCGCAAATGCTGCGGCAGCGGTAGCTGAATTAAACCCCTTCGCATCAAGGAATTTGAAACGTAGATATTGCACCATCATTACTGGCTTGAACAAGACGACATTATCATTGGTCGTGACAGTGTCTGAATAAGTAGCTGACCCACCAGTGTCTTCCACCCACCCCCGACTGATATATTCAAAGTTAATATCCAGCCCATCCGGGGGAGGCTGTGGGAAAATTTGGAACTTATTCTCCATGATTCGGAAGCTGGCGTAAATCGTAAAGCTAACCAGATCACGGCCTATTAGATAAGCCCATTGTTGAGGTGACAGCGGTCCCCCCAGAGGGACATTTTCTGCACGTTCCCAACCGGTCTGTGGGATCATGTAGCCAAAGTCTGTTGGAAGGTCATAGACCCCCGTATCCGGGGGAACCGCCGTCAAAATTTGGTGTTCTCTACGGAGGATTTCCCACGGGTAAGCTTCCACGAGGTCCTGGCCACACGTTGTGATTAAATTACGGAGTTGGATGAAGGAAGGATTGCTATCAGCAAATACATCCGCAGAAGGCTCAATACCACATTCAACCGCTGCACGATTAATGATATCTGACGCTGGGATATATCTGCTGATCGCCATTTACTTATCCTTAGCTTTGCTCTTCTTGGGCTTCTGAAGCTCAGCAACCATCTCCTTGAGTTCGTCAATAGCCTGCTGCTGAGCTGCTAGCTCTGCATCCTTTACATCAATGGCAGCATTGAGTTGCTCAAGCGGAGCAGCTTCTTTCGCTGCCTGAATGTATGCTTTCGCCTTTGTTTTCAGCGCGCCCACACCCATGAATTTCTGAACATGCACGTCGGCAAGATCTGCCAGTTGTTCAACGGTGTACACACCGAAAAACTTGAGCTCCTCCACCTGTGCGCGTGTGACCATAGGCCACGCCTTGAGGGGAGTACCTTCATGCAGTTCACCTTCACCAGCTTGAAAAGCGGCGAATTGTTTGGCGAACCGTTGCTTGTCCATATCACGGGCTGGGCGGATAACAATGCTGTCCTTATCCCCAGGAACCATAATGCGAACATAGGCCTCATCCTTGAACATGGGCCTCCCCTCTGCCAGCGTAGCTTCCTCATCCCTACGAGGATGATTAAAGAACACGACAAAGAGTTTAGAGTCCCCCGCAAATCGGGCGTTCTGTTCACTACCTAGCATCGCTGCTTCGGTAATATCGTAATCGGCTTCTTGTAACACTTCTTTCTCCTTATTATGGGATCAACCAGTACATCTGTCTTTGAAAAAGATACCCGTGGCCTTTAGTCTTCAGGTGTTTGCACCAGATATCGTAAGAAATTATCGCAGCATTGTTGTTGAGCCTACGCAAATGTTCTGCATACACATCCGAACACTCTTGCTCTGATAATTTATCCTCATTAAACAGAACAAACCGCTTCTGTCCTCCCGGTGCTTCTGGGGTCTGTATAGCTTCGTACACCATACTCCAATGATCATCGTGCGCCGTACACGCGCATAAAATAAGAGTGACTGCCAAGAGTAAGTATTTCACAGGGTATCAATCTTTCCTTGAATAGCTGTACGAGCTTGTGCTATCGTACGGTCAGGCAATCCTTCAATGGTGCGTAGGGCATTGATTTCATCAAGCAGTACCTCTACCAACGCCCTGAATAGCCGCTTGTTATCGTACCAACTTTTATCTCCATCCCTAGAAGTAGTCTCCTTGGATGCCGCAGTCGCAGCATCAATATTTACTTGGTCAGCAACGTAATCAATGAGCGCCTGATCAAGCGCAGGCTGAGCTACATCTGGACACTCCAACTCATTGGTAGCTGGATCATGCATTATTATGAGAGGATCACCCCCTGCTAATTCAGCAATTTTGCGCCAGTCTTGTAAATTCGTTACGACTACCTTAGCCATCAGAGACACCTTTCAATTGTTAACAGAGTACGAGTTGCTTCGTAGGTTTCACTACTGGCAATTTCAATTTTCTGCAACTGTAGAGTTATAAAATCATCGACAGCAAGTGTCGCATAAAATGCTTGCCCTAGATGTTGTGGAACAATATCACCATCAATTGAACCATCCTCAAATATACCAGTCATTCCTTGGGAGCCGGCAAGAACACTTGTATCATTTACGCGCACCTGTCCTTCAAGCTCAGCATTGCTGTCGCCAGTTGTCGTTGCTTCTGCATCAACCTCCCAGCCAATCTTGTACGTCCCTGCTACTTTCGCAACTATTCTGTCCGTAAGTGCATCATGTTCAATAACCGCAGAGTCTGATTCAACATCAGTTGTATCCAATGTTATATCAACAAACGCAGTTGTCAATATATAGTTCGTTGTGCGACGGGCTTGCACCACATCATTCGGTAGCAAATCAGATTCAGTTAGTACTCGTTCCAGACCACCGCCGGTATCTTGGTTATTAGCTTGAAGCCCACCAGCCGAAGCCGCTACAGTACGGGTAGATTCCTCCCCATCGCTAATTTGAGACATTGAACCAGCAGCATTAGAACCAATGCCTGTGTCAATATCATTTTGCCTTGGGAGCAAAGTTGGGTTTGTAGCAGAAGGAGTCTCGCTGAGCATTCTTGGGCCAGCCGCAAGCCCAACTCCGATGCTACCGAATTGCGTAAGTCCTGAACTACCAAAGAATTGGACGCGACTGCCACCGATACTTGCGTTAATCTGGGCGACACCAGCCGAATAAAATCCACGATCAAGAGCGCCGATGGCTAAAGCTGGAGTTCCCTCTGCACCATCACGGGGGAGGAAGACTTGATCTGTATCACTATCCCCGGATTCAATAAAGCGAGCCAGTTCAATACCATCCCCAATAATAGACAGTTCGCCGTTTGCATTCCATCCTATACCAGTAAGCGCATTCGCCTTGTTAGGTATCAGGGTCGGTACAGTGCTTGAAGCAGCAATATTACGAAGTTCTGGGCTCCCATTAGCGAACCCAACGATCACTGAGCCAAATGATATGACGACTGCGCCTTCTGATTCAGCAAGCCGGATACCTTCGGTAGCACCAGCAATCAATGACATTGCATCAGCACCGAACCAACCGACCCCCGTATCAAGGTCTGCCCGATTCGGTATAAGCGTCGGGTTTGTTGCACTCGCTACTTCATCCAGTAATGTGGGGCCAGCTTCATCTTCCGTTTGTACAGGACCGCCGAAGGTAGTGGTAATGGCGTCCCCCACTCCTACGAGAAGTTCCTGTACGCCTGCACCAACTCCTATACGGGCAACATCGCCATCCATAAATAGCGTCATGTCTTCAGTACCCAAACCAGAACTAACAGTCAGGGATGCACCGCTATCTAGGAACAGATTAGTGCCAGACCATAGGAGATCAGCATCACCTTCAATCGTGCCATCACCAGTCCAGACACCGATCTGGTTATTAGCTGGAGTGCCTACCTTAAAGACATCACCTCCACCTCCGGCTGCTCCACCAATCTGTAGAACAGTAAATAGGTTTTCTCCATCACCAGGAAGATTGCCACTAGCTTCAACCGTACCTGTAATGGTGAACCAACCCGTATTATCCGTGATAGGTGCAGTTACATTGAATACCAAAAATTCAGATGAATCCTTATCGGTCTGTAGGTATATCCTATCATTTGTAGTAATAAGACCCAAAAGATTGGAAACATCTATACCGTCTTCATCGAAATCATCGATGTAAATGGCTGTGACACTAGCCGGAGTCGCACTATTATACCGGACAAGCCCCGGCCCAGGATCTGCGGCTACCGTAGAAGTACTAAATTTGTAGGGAGCACTGAGCAACCCGCCCCCTCTAGTCACATCCTTAAAAGATACGACCCCCAACCCATCAGTGGATAGGACTTGGTCCGCTGAACCATCCGCTGCGGGGAAGGAATAATTGGGGAGAAGTAGCTGTGACCCATCAAACTTGAAGCCTGGAAAACCTTTGATGGTCCCATCGCCAGTCCACACTCCGATTTGATCAACAAGCGGAGTACCTACTTTGAATACATCACCAGCAGCAACCGCAGCGATTATCTGAGCAAGTGTGGTTCTAAAATCAACACCAGCCTTGTCTGTCGCAAAGTTATCAGTCCCTGCTGGAGCGGGGTTAAGAGTTGCTGCTGAAATTTTAAGATCGGCCATAATTATGCCTCTGTTAACCAAACGCCACCGCTCTCAGTTCCCCAAGCATCGGTTGACCCTTCTAATTGCCAATTACTCACACCAGGACCACCAGGAAGGTTTTCAACTGACATGGCTCCACCCCCTGTAACAGCAATCCCGCGAATAACATTCACTTGTGGACCTGAAACAGCACTTTGACGACCATCAATCGTAACACTAAAGCCTTCAGGCCACGATATAAAGGGGCCAAATTGGTCAAGATACCTAATACCAGAATTAGTGTGTCTTATACCGTTAATGAATACATCAGTGGAACCTAAATTCGCATCAACAGTCGTGTACATACGACCATCAACGTCATGCAAAGTTCCATTGATACTAACATTAGTAGGAAGTGGGTTAAAAGTCGCAGCAACAAGATTGTTTTGGACTTCTCCAAAACTATTAACTAGAGTGCCGTTAATATGAGGCATAGGAAAGGGGGGAAGATAGGCCTCCCCCCGTATCCGTTATACTGGAACTGCGCCAGCGAGCCAATCGCCGATTTGTGCAGTATCGGTGCCGAGGTTAACAGCACCTGAGACGCTATCATACTCAGCGCCTGGAGCTGCAACTTGATCAGCCTCCGCAAACACAACCGGAGTATCGGTAAAGTCGGGAGTTTCGTAGTCCACCGCAATGGCATCTACGATATCCGCATCCTCCTGGCCAGTCACGACACTATCCCCACCCCAACCGAGGTATTGCATCTGGACAGGGTTCCGGGTTATCTGGGGAAAATCGGTGACTTTAGGATTGATCACATCCGTAGCAAGTCCGATCATTACCTGACAACTGCCGCCCTCCATACCAGAGCCTACGCCCTCTACGTTGGGGTTCGCAGGAACCACAATATCCGAGAGTGGAAAGTTTGACATGCTTCAATCTCCTTAAAAAGACCGGGGCCGAAGCCCCGGCTGAAGCGTGAGCCCTTACGCGCCGTTAATACGACCCTGATACCGAGCGCCACTGGTCGTCAGGTTGCCAGCCCATGCCAGGATCTGCACTTCTGCGTCCTGGTTCGTGCTGTACCGACGGTTCGGGGAAAGCGGGACCATGTTCCGGTCGCTGTGGGGACGGTAGAAAATGTAGTCGCAGTTAAGCGAGAACATTGTGCTTGCCGGAACGAAGCCGCCAATACCACCGTCAAGGACCACGTCAGCGTCCATGAACTTTAGGGTTGGGAACCCGAGGTTGCCTACTTCGGGGCTGTTGAATCGCTGTTGTGCCTGAAGGCTGGCAACATAGAGACCCCAGAAGAGGTTATCCATCAGGAGTAAGTCTGGACGATCTGATCCACGGACCTGGGATGACCAGAGGGTATTCATGACAGTTTGGATATTGGACGCTGTCACGGTGACAGTCTGGAATTGGGAACGCCAGAAAGTCCATGTAGCGCGGTCAATACCGCCGTAAGTTCCAGTCGAAGGGTCAACTGGTACTGCTGCGTCAAGGCCGGTAATCTCCTTGCCCGCTGAGCCAGTACCGTCTGAGTACAGACCGTCACTGATGAGATTTGCAATGGTTGATTCTGCTACGCCCAACCGACCTTCCATAAGGTCAATCATGCGTTCCCTGCCGGAGTTTTGCAACATCTCCAGGCCAGAGATGACAACGGGAACCGCTGCCTGTTTCCAATCATACTCAGCAGCACTGAGCACATCTGATACACCCACAGGCAGAAGGTCGTAGCCGCTGTACCAACCCTGATTGGAATTCTCAGCAAAGCTGAGCTCCTGCAAGATCTTTGTACCACCGGAAGCCGGCTTGATCTTACCCTTCAGGCTGAGCTTACTCAGTAGGGCGTTGTTCGCGGTTACGTTGTCAGCAATCTTGCGTGTACGACTCTCAATCGTAGTAGCAATGATATCACTAACATTGGGGAATGCCATTTATGATTCCTCCATGGCTTGATGTGAAAAGAATATTTTCTGCCAACTTGGGGAATCTGCGCTAAAGGCTGGGAGTTCCTAGTTCCCGTGTAGGATAGCATATATAAGGTGTGAAATGCAAGCTACCCGTGACCCACGTCACCTGCTGCATCATCCCATAACTCGCTCATTGTAGCGCGCATATCATTAGGATCAGCCTGCAAAGAATCTCCACTATTTGCTGATCCACGAATACTAGAAGCTGCGTTCCTCTTAGCGGCTGCTGACGCTGGATCCAACTTGCCAGCTTCAGCCGCTGCTCGCTGTTTTAGGATAGGCCCAATTTCAGGATGAGCGTTAGCTGCGTGAATGTAAGCCTGTTCTAAGCTCATAGTACGACCTCGGTTAGTGGCCATTTCCATAAGATCAGCCATATCCTCTCGTAGATCTTCGTAAAACTCACTATGGTTTTCCTGAAAAGTCCCCAACTCAGTAGACGCTTCTTGGTTTACTTCCTGAGCCTGCTCCTGGCGACCATGCTGTACCTGACCCATAAAGTCAGTAATCGGCGCTAGGCGTTCATCAATAGCACTCAGCAATGGCGCATTGGGATCATCTGGAGGAGTCTCTCCCGCCAGCATAGTATCCAGCATAGTAATGTCAACCCCATACTCAGCTATGATATTTTTCACTACCTCTGCTTTCTTCTGGGGGGAACCCTGTGTGAGTTGGGCCGCAGTAGTCATCAACTCCGTAATTGCTTGTGATGGAGAAGAGCCAGCCGCTTGGATAAAGGACTGGAATGGCGCGACAGTCCTGAAGTATTCATCAGCGACTCGTTTATGCCCGGAAGCCTGCTGAAGCCCTCGTGCAATGTCCCCTTCCCGTTTAACGATTTCTGCTTTTGCTTCTGGGGGGATCGCCTCCCAGAATTCCCGCGCTGCCGGAGTCCAGGAAACTGGAGCTGCCTGATCTCCTCCAATAGGCTCAGCATCCCCAACGGGAGCGGCTTCAATAGGAAGCGGTTCATCGCTCGCACCTGCTGGCTCTGCCTCTGCTCCTGGCTGGTCTTCGACAACTGCTTCGCCTTCGGCTTCTTCGCCGGCTTCGGCAACCCCCACGGGCTCCTCGGGCTCCGCTGGGGATCCCCCTGTTTCTTCTTGCTCTTCTTCATCATTTGCTCCATCAAAGGCTGCTTCCATAGCCTCCCTCATTGATTCGCCGGTCATGGTCTTTCTCCTAATTTGTAGAGACTCTCTTGTATGGCCTCTATCCGTTCTTCTTTTCCAGTCCTGCCAGCTAAGAAGTTTTCACGTTCCTTCTCCTTACCTTTCCAGTCCTGCATGTGTCCGTCAGTTGTTTGTTCAACATTATGCCGACGGTTATGGTCGTGCAGTTCCGTCCTATTGCGAATTATACTGCCATCAATAGGGCTTTTGAATGGTTCGTCAAACCGCAGATCGTCACGGGGAATATTGCCAGAGGGAGTAACCTCCACCATCCCCCTACCGGGGATCTGCCGCCAAGTTCTACGCCCCATTTCCTGCTCCTGGAGTCGGCGCTTGTGGAGTCCTCTTCACTTTAAGGGTATTCGCTGTTTCGTGGTCATCTTGAACCATCGCAGCCTGCCCCTGTGCAATCTCCTCTTGTATCGCCGCTAACATTTCAGCTTGTATCTTCTTCATCTCTGTCTGGAATTCCGCCTGTAATTCCCTCATATCAGACTGATGCTTGGCCTGTAGTTCCTGCATAGACTGCTGATGCTTGGTAGCCTGAAGCTCCATATCCTGCTGGTGCTCTTGTGCAGACCGCTGCATCTCCAATTCGGCTTCGCTGGGACCCTCTTCTTCCTGCTGTTCCTGTTCCTGAGCTTTCTGCATGGCCTCAATAGCCCTGTCAAGCGTACCCTCAATCTCACGGCTACCCTTGAACCCTGCGACTGCCCACTTGAGTAGTTCAATAAGTGTCGGTGTAGCGTTGGGATCCATTTCCACCAGTGGCGCAGCCGACTGCATAAAGGTAGAAACAGAAGTAATAAATTCACCCCTCTCCTGGCGCATCTTATCATAATCTACCATAGCTACTGATTCTGGTCGGACTTCAATGCGCCATGCAGCCTCTTCTGGGTTCTTCAAAAGCTCCATAGCTGAGCTGATTAATTTTTGATCCTTACCATCTGCAGTCCGCATAATGTTAGAATCTTGTATGATAGTTTTAGGCTCAAAATGCTTACAGATAATTTCGCCCTTCAGCGCCATAAGATCACTAGCAAACCGTGCGAAATCCTCTTGTAGAGCCTGTATGCGAATAGAAGCAAAGGTCTTCTTGCCTTCAGCAGCCGCAGCCGATTCTCTGGCTGGCCCTGATGCCCCACGGACAATATCGGCCATCCCTGTGACCTCATACAGGAGGGCCATTGCATCTGATCGCTGAGCCACCAGTTTTTCAAGAGCATTAACAATGTCTGCAATGGGGAGCCAATCAACCTGCCCATCCATACCGCCCTTCTCAGCGAATTGCGCCCAATTCTTCATTGGAATCAGGTCATTCTCAAAGCCCTCCTCCAGCATACGCTTCACGCCGTCGTTGGTCTCGTCGTACACCCCGACTACTCTCACCGCAGTCGTAATTATGCCGATTCGCGTTTCAAGTTCATCAATTTCATTGTATAAGTCTTGCGCTAAGGCGAAATCCGGCTGCGGCAAGAGTAAATTCGAGACACAGTTAGCGAGCATAGGCTCTGGCGTGGGCCAGAAGCCATATAATTTCAGAGGGTCCCTCTTCTTATCCAGGATACGTTCAAAACCTTTGGACCACCAGAAGACACACTTCGTCTTCTTGTCCCATATTTCCCACACTTCAGCTCTGTCCCACGCATCTGCTGTTTCTTCGGCTGTAAGGCGCTTCTCAACTAATTCGCCAATACTCTTATTTTTGTATAAGAGCTGTTTAGCAAATTCCTTACCAAATCGTGTTGTAGCTTGATCCTTGGTCAGGAACGAACGGAAGGCAATCCACGGTACTTCAGACCACGTTCGCGCCCAGCCCCACAAGAAGTCATCCCAATGGACGTAATCCACCGGGGCTTTTTCGCTAGTAACTTTCTCCTCGGTGTAGGCTTCAGCCTGCACCATGTTATCCTCACCAACGATCTCCTCGTGTTCGATCTTTTCCATTTCCACTTCATAACGAACACGCGCTATGCCGAGGCCGGGGAGGAGCCGGTCATCTAGGCTATACTGAAGTGAGGACTTGTAATCGTCACCGCTGGCTTCTATGCTTGTGTTCAGTAATCGATTGAGGATAAGTGAACTCACCCGCGCCGCGTCGTCATCTGCATCAGCAAATCGTCGGGAGACATCAACTTTTGGCGTGGAACCGTAGAGCATAGAACGTTGGGTATTGATATTAGCATTGAACAAATTGACTCTGAACATATTCCCGCCAGCCCCAATTTCGTCCGTAGAGTACCCTCGACTCCCCTGCATACCTCTTCGATCAGCATATCTGGCCTGTATTTTGTCGCCTTGCTTGTGCCATTTGTTCGTTCTCTTCTTGGCAGCGACCATTTCAGAGTCCCATCGCTTGTACCAGCCGGTCGGAGTGTTTTTGAAGTCTCTACTAGTCTTGATTGGAGAGATAGTGCTTCCTAGAGGGGTTCGTTGGTCGTCACTCATACTCGTTGCCTATTAAATCGGGGTTTTTTCATTGCCCGGTCATGAAATAGAGCCTCCAAAGTCATTCCTGGAGGTTTGTAGTGCTGTTGTTGAATAATCTGGTGTATGGATCGGGTTTCAATCTTCTCCTTAGCTACCAGAGCGAAATACCTAAAGGCATCAGCCCCATTAGAGCTCCAATCATGCAGAGGTTTGGGGCTGAAGGCTTTAGTTATCTCATCGTACCGTCTCCTGTATGCTCGTAATGCTTCAATCCCGTCGCCACAGTTAGATTGATCTATGTAGCAATGAGGCAGTATAAAACGAACAGCGTCAATACCGTGCTGTACGTCAATACGAGGAGCAATCCTAATTGGGAACTCTGAGTTCCCATCATCATCCACTTCATTAAGGTACTGTTCAACAGTGGTTCGGCCAGTTTGAAGGCTTTTTGCCTTAGCGTCGTGAGGTAGCCAGATAGTTTCGTAATCATAAGGTTTATTCCTTAACAACTCAAAGTAGAAGGGAAGAGCTTCTCCATGGTGCTCCTCATAGTCAATAATTGCAATGCCATCGGGTCTGTGTTGCCAGAACCAAATTGCATTTGAATCACTATATCCGATGTCCTGAGCAGCCTGAACTGGAAAGTCTGGATCGTGCTTGTAAACTCCAATTTGAGGTTCTCCCGGCTTGCCATCAATGCGGCCAGCCTCCATAAGCGATATCTGTTTAGCATAATACGTTCCTAATACCGCTGCCTCAAAGGAGCACTCAAGCTCTTGATCATACTGCGCCTCGGACATCTGAGCCCGCATTTCGTCCAACTCTTCCTGGGGAAGGACACACCCCGGATCGCTGGCCTTAACTTCAAGGTAGAACCAATTCTTTTCACGCTTTGCTCGCTCCCTTACTTGCCAGAAGTGATTCTTACCTTTAGGCGTTCCAATAAAGACCGCCCAACCTTTCCTATCCGCCAGCGTGGGTAGAACAACCTCACCCCATAGAGACGGTCGGCAATCACCAAATTCGTCGAGGATGACCCCGTCAAGATATAATCCGCGGAGTGCATCAGGGTTATCTGCACCATAAAGCGTGATCTTGGCACCGTTGAAGAGTTCAACTGAGAGTTCACTTTCTTTTACCTTGACCGCGCTGTCTTGGGTGGCATCTTTAAGGTACATCCAGGCGACGTCTTTGGCCTGCCGGTAGAAGGGTGCGATGTAAGCGTACCTCGCATTCTTCTTCCCAGTGTATAACGCTCGTGTGTGTATATCATTGATGCAACCAACCGTTTTTCCTCCTCGTCTGTGAAAGACGATACACGCCCATCGTTCTTGACGTGCGTGAAACGGAAGGAACGCTGGTCTCGGCTCATAATATACTTCAATCTGTTTACTCATGGTAATTGGGCAATCACAGCCTCCCAACTATCAACTTCATCCTGCACATTGAGTATCTCTTCTTCAAATTCTGTTTTCTGTGCGGTGATCCTAGTTAATCTGTCCTGCAAGTGATCCCGTTCCCTCTCGGCAAAGAAACGATCAAAGACTACAGGTTCGCCTTCAACCTCGACTTTACCATTTTTGATTTTCTTGGGTTTGGGGGTTCGCCGTGCCATTATCCTCTCCTATATCGGACTGTTCACAATCGTGCCAGCGCCGTCTACCCACACATCAGCGTCGGCTGGGCCTTTCGCATAAACGGGATTATCAGTACTGCTATTGTAAATCACAGCACCCTGTACCTTCCCTGCGTCTGTGTTGATCGCATTCGCTACTGCGTTAAGCTCAGCATCAGTAGCCGTCTTCAACTGTATGTAACTTCCGGGACTGAAACCCTCGAATCCGGAGAACGCAGCAAGCCCGATACCCGCGATGCGAAAATTAGTACCATCGAAGTCAATAGCAACATCGTCACCAGTACCGAAGCGTAGTTCAGCATTATCTTCATAACGATTGACAGCACCCGACTGGGTGATGGCAGTCGATCCACTTTGCCTTGTGTAAGATGAGGCGCTTGCAACAGTCCATGTCGCGGTAATATTCTGATTAACTCCACCGATTCCACCGAGATCGCTGACAGTCAAAATTCGTTCCAAGCCAATACCTGTCAAAGCATTGTTGCAGACCGCACCGCCTGACGAAGCAATCATCGTTCGTATGGATATAATATCGTTGTAGCGTATGTCGGTTTCAAAGCCAAACACGGCACGGACAGCGGTCTTAAATC